CTTCTCTTGTAGCAAAGACACTAGCCCTATCAAGTTTTAGCTTTTCTTCTGCATCTCTTATGTCGTCTTTTATATTTGTGAGTTCTTTCTTAGTCTTTAGAAGCTCATTAATCTCTGCCTGTAGCCTAGCTTCTTCTGTCTTGTTTGCAATATAAACCGCTTCTATTTTTGCCCTATCTGGTCCGTAAGGCATACTTCCAAGTTGTTCAGAAAGGGCAGACTTAGCACCAGCCCTTGCACCAGCAATGTCAGCTTCTCCCCTAGAACCTCCAGCCCTAAGTACAGAAAGTTTAGCCCTAAGAGCTGGTAGTTTGTCATCACTCTTGCCTAAGAAGTTAGCTAGTTTCTCTGAAGCTCTGGCAGCACTTGCCATCTCTTTAGCAAACTCTCTAGCATCATCTTTAGCTTTCTTTATGCTCTGTTCTGCTCTTTCTTGTAGCTCCGCTTGATCTACTAAGGCAGCTATTAACTTCTGCTCTTCTTGAGAGATTCCATTAAGTGCAAACTTCTGTTCCCACTTCTTTTTAACTATCTCTGCAGCAAGTGCCACCTCTGCATCAAGAATATCCTGAGTCTTTTCACCTTCAGAATTATAACCTTGTAAACTGGTGAGTCGTAGTTTCTCTACAGCTAATTGGTCTTGAGCAGACTTAAGTAACTTAGCTTGTCTAGCTGCAGCTTTATCTTGTTCCTTCTTTTCTCTGTTGTAGAATTTATTTATACCTTTAATAGCATCATTTTCTAACTCTAAGAGGTCTTCAGCAACTTCTAATTGTTTTTCCCTCGTCTTTAAAATTTCTTCTGTAAGACCTGCTTCTTTAATAAGTTCATCTATAGCAGCCACAGCAGTAGAGTCGTCACCAAGGGTCTCAACGTACTCCTGCCTTAGACTCAGGATACTGGAAATCTTTTTCTCCATATCAGGTTCAAGAAAGGCAGCTTTTAAATCTGTATACTCAGCCTTAAGTTCTACTATACGGCCTTGTAGTCGTTCTATCTCACCCTCTACACTTACAATTAAACCACCTTCTGTAGCTTTTGTGGTATAACCCAGTGACAAAATATCTTTTAGTTCTTGTATTTCTTCCTTTGCTTCAGCTATAGCGTCTTCAAAACCTGCACCTAATCCAATCGCACCAGAGCTAATCCCAAGTGCAGATCGAGCACCCTTTACAGAAAAGAGGCCAGCCCTTTGACCAAGTAGGTCACCTAGTGTTTTTGATATATCTTGTTGTTTAGTCTCTTGTAGTTTAGCTAGATAAACATCAATAGCTGCAGCACCTTCCATCCAAGGTAAGACTATTGATCCGGAGAGGGTAGTAGAGATGTTATCTATATCATCGTATAGGGAGGGTAACTCTTGTAATCTATCAATAAGCGGCTCTAATTCTTGGTTGGCCTCCATAAAAGACCTAGCAAGCATCGTACCTACAGCAAGAGAGATACCTACAACAGCACCTGTCACTCCCGGTAACAACCCAGCTAACTGAGTACCTTGTTGTCCAAAGGCTACTAAGGCACTTGTACCAGACTGAACCTGTACAAAGAAGTCACCTACTTGATAACCCACTTGTTGGGATACCATGCCAAACTTGTTCATCTTATTCTTAGATTGAACTAAACCAGCATTATATTTATCTAGTGCAGCACCCCCTGCTGCCACAGCAGTTTTAAGCCTGTTAACCTCTTCCCTGACCTCTTTAATACCTTTCTTATAGATAGCTGCAGAGAGGTGTCCTTCTTTAAAGGCTTTATTTAAAAGCTTTTCTTGAGCTACTAGCTTATTAAGGGACTTGGTAGCCTGAACAACAGGAGTGTCATTGGATTGGAAACCAATGATATATTTTAAGTCTGCGCCTCTTTCTGCCATTATGTACCCATATAAATTACGTCTAGCCTCTTGATTGCTTCTACTTCCCAAGCTGTCAAAGGTGTGTCAGTAACTTCCTTCCATGCCTTAATTTGTTCGTAAGTTATCGGGTTAGAGCCTGATAGACCAGCAGTCCTACTGTTGCTTAAAGTAATAAAGGCAGACCAGATGTGAGACAACAACATAGGAAATTCGGGGCCATCCAGTGCTTGTGGTCTTTGTCCAGTCTGCCTCTCAACTTGTTCTAGGTGTTCACGTTCTGAAACGCCATTCTTATCGGATTGGTTGAGTTTAAAAGTGTATTCAGCGAACTCCTCCAATTCCTCTATCAGGCTTTGGTAAAATCCAGAGCGTCTGTTACTGCCTCCTCAATCTGATCTTTGATCCAGAATACCTCAGAGTAAACCTCTTTTGCTTTAGCTTCAGAGAACTTAGGCATCTGACCATCATAAGTGATCTTCCAACCTTTAGTAGTCCTAACTAAAATATTAAGATTAGCTTCTTCTAAGTCTTCTGCTGTAACTTCCACCTTCTTTTTGCTTTGAGCTTGTTTAAGTCTTTTGTTTGTTTGCTCATGTAAAGCAGCTTTGTAAGCCTTAGAGTGTGGAGCGTGAACAGTAATAACCATTGGGCTTCCATCTTCATTCTCTAAGAGTGCAAAAGAAGAGGGGTGTAAAAGTTTTACTTCTACGGTATCAGTAGTGGGAGTTAAGTTCTTTAAGTCCATGTCGAGTTTCCTTTTGTCAGGGTAGTCGGGTAAGATTAAAGGGGAAGACCGAGACCCGACACTCAAGCCTTCCCCACCCTAGCTAGGGATTCTATGGTGCTCTTGTGATCGTCAAGCTAGTTGTGTCTGTAGAGTCATAGAGAGCTACAAACGACATATTGACTACACGGCTAGTAGGTCCATCTACACCTACGTCAGCACTATTGATTTTGACCCGTGGGAAATTGAAGGTCAGAGTATTAGGAGTTGAGGCATTATCGCCCACAACAACTTGTAGCTCAGTTTCAGTTTCGTTGATGAAGCGGTTAATCATTGCTGCATCTTCAAAGTAGACTGACATATTACCTTCGATTTCTGCACGTCCTACTTCTAGTTGTGGAGCAGAGTCGCTACCAACAACAAAGGTAGGTGCAAAAGAGTTATTGATGGTGAAGTCTACAGCAGTAACAATAGTAGACGCTGAAGGTGAGCCACCAGTATCTCCTACAGAAACGCTACCAGAGTATGCATCATAAGGTGACGCACCAGAGTTAGCAGTCTGAGTTTTCTGTGTTTGACCAATGGTCATGTCTTTTCCTACCATACCAAAAGTAGTAGTTACCATTTGGTTAGGAGCAATAGATAGCCCCAGAGTAGAAACAGTCATACCTGTGAAAAGACGAGCCTGATCAATGTCTGCTGCATAATCTTCAACAGAGAAGTACTTAGGTGTTGTACCAACTTTAAGGGTGTTAGTAGCCCAAGTATTGAGCATAGCTGATTCCAAGAAGGCATCAAAGTCACCATCTCTTAGGTCAGCTACAATATCACCACCAGTTTGTTTGTTTCCGTGACGGTCATGCCGAGGCATACGGTCAGCTTGTATATCCGTACCTGACACACGATCCTTAGTAAGGTTCATGCCGTGTGTAGTGAACGGAAGATTAATAAAGTTTCCAGAAGGAGTCGTACCAAACGTGCTTTCCACGATATACGACAGACTGGAGCGAGAACCCTGTGCAAAGGCCATGTTATATTCTCCTAGTTATTTGTAAGTGTACCATCCGATATCAATCGGAATAAAGTACCAAGGACTGTCCAAGAACCCTTGCTGTCTCTCAGCGTAATCTATGGACACATTGATTGTTGTTCCCCCACTTGGTGTGTAAGGAATGTCGGTAGTTGCTTCAAAAGCTTCTATAATAGTGTTAGCAAAAGCATCAGCAGTAGCAGGACCATTCCCTTCTGGGGCATAAACTGTGACAGAGAAGATACCTTGATATCTTTGCTGTGGGTTTAAGCCTCTTACAGAAGGTCTGCGAGAAGTCGGGATATAGGATGTTTGAAGGTAGCTTGTACCTGTCGTTGGTTCAAAAGGCACATTCTCATAGGCAATAGATGTGGGCAGGTTGGAGGTAGCAGCTAGTTTACCTTCAAGTGCAGCACGGATGTCGTTGTGTATACTAGCCATATTCTCTTCTTACCCTTGCAAAAACCTTATACTTGTTTTCTACATCTTGTGCATGAGGGGAGCCATTTCTTAACTGTACAGATTGTTTGTTTACTAAGTCTGGCAGCTTATTTACATCATTGTATAGATTAGCTCTGGCTTCATCAGCTTTCTGCTGTTTATTTTGTTTCCTAGGTCTGCCCTTAGAGCTTTTACCTCTAGGCCTACCCCTGCCCGTGTTTAATGAGAAAGAGGTGATATAAGCCCCAGTGTCTACTGTGGGTGTAGACCAAAGCGCTACATCATCAACTAAACCCATAAGCACTAACTTAACATCGTCTTCAACAACTTCATCTACAAACTTATCTAGCTTTTGCTGAATAGAGACCGTTTGTTTTTTAGATATCATTCTCTCACATCACACAAGTAACAAATCTTAGTGCCAGCAGAAAAGATGGTCACAACAGAAACAATGTTAACAGTATCTCCACTACCTAGTATTTGATCTTCATCATCTGGCTCTACAGTAAGACCTAGGGCAGGTATGACACACTTACGTGTACCCCTTCTGATGTTATCCACATTCTGTATAATACCAGCATCATAATTATAGAAGTAGCCAGTAAAGTTATAGTCTGTTGTAGACGACCCAGTAATAGACCCTGTAGTGGTATCATATGTCCCTGCAGAAGTCACCTTACGCAAAGTAAGAGACTCACCAAAGTCATCTACCATCTTGAGGAGATTGTACCCTCTAGAAAACATTAACTACTCCTAGTCGTAATTAGTGCTGTTGTAGCTAGGGGGGTTTTTAAACCTATCCCTACGGAAAGAAGGTGTAATGCGATCTGTATCTTGCCTTACATTTTCTACAGTTGCCTTACTTATACCGCCAGCTTTTATTCCTACAACTCCACCAGACTTCTTACCTTGATGCTCTAAGGTCTCAGCTAGGGATGTGTAATGGTTTAATAGGTCACTGTAATGTGCACTGAGTGCTCCACTAAGTTCCTGAGTGACTCTTCGTGCATACTGAGCCGCTATAGTTCTGGCAGACCACCCTGCAGCATAATAAACATTGTTGTTAGTTTGAACTAGGGCAAAGATAACTTCCTCATTAGAAGTCTGCTGATCATTTACATCAGTGTCTCCTACTAATAGCCGTACTGCGTTTAAACGAGCCGAAGCTGTTTCAGTACCTAAGTCCGTTTCATCGTATGACCAAGCCATGTTTATTAGTTCTCCATGTGACCGTAGTTTCTTCGCCAGCTACGTATAAGACCACGTTGCTTATCTAACACCTTAGACTTCTTACACTTCATCTTATCAAAGGATGCTTTAGAGTTAGTCTTGGCTTCAACTTTTTTATTTATCGAGTCTACTAAATCGTGTAGTCCTGTTACATCAAGTGCTTCCAAGCCATCCCCTACCTTAGCTTTTACCTCTAGGTCGGAACTATGATGAAGAAAACCAAGAGAGTATAAATCTAGGACTGCTCTCTCTTCTACACCAATTTCTTTCCACTTGTATTCATCTCTTGGCCTCCAAACTCTGCCAGCAGATGTAAACTCAACCCTTACAAAAACAGGTCTATCAAACTGTAAGGGTATCTTTTGTTGGTGAAAGTTTATTCGGGACATTCAACTCTCCTCGGGCAAGGTTAGCAGGGGGCCACTACAGCCCCCCACAGTAGAAATTAAGCTACAGCAGTGGCGAAGAACGCACCCAAGTCAGCACCTACAACTTTCATGTCGTAAGCCATCTTGACTTGGATATGTTCAGCAACTTGCTGACGCTTAAGAGCATCGTCTGAGAATGACTCTACAGAGATACCCAAGTTGTTTGCACCCGGAATGTTATTCCAAGCGAATGTCAAGCCCGCTGCTGGAGACATAAGTCCAGCGTTTGATGGTGTGTGTACCAACAAGACAGACTTACCACCGATAAAGGAGTTGCTCTCGGCAATACCCTCGGCAGAGTCGTTTTTGACTGCTTCCATTGTGTAGAAGTTCTCTACCTCAAAGATTTCAGCAATCTTAGCATCGGTGATCAATGCTGTGTTTGAGACAGTTGCACCACCGTTAAGACGTGCAAGGATGTCTGGGTGGTTGATAAGAGTATCACGTACTTCTTTACCAACAACCATAGTGTTAGGCTTGAACCCACCAGACTTGAGCTGCATCGCACGGCGAACATCAGTCACGTTTTTGATAGGCGTAGCGTTAGTGTAGTCATTCCACTGAATGAACTGAGCACCACTTGGGCTAGATGCAACACCAGTGTACTCTGTGCTCCATACAGAAGAAGCAAAGAATGTAGAAGCAAAACGCTCCTCACGGTCGATCATAAGACGCATAGCAAGTGTTGCAGCACCATTAGAACGAGTTTCCAGAGCCGCATCTTCGTTAGCAATAGTTTGCTGATCGAAGTCCATACCTAGTCCGTAGACATCAGCATAGTAAGAGCTGTTAGAAACTGACAGACCGATGCGATTTACTTCGGTACGTGGAGCCAATTTCTTAACATCACCAGTGCGGTTCATGTTTGCACGGTCATAGATGTAGTATTTATCTGATTGACGATCTACGCCAACGATAGGGAAAATCTTGTCAGCGACAAAGTTTTCTTGTGATTGTGCATAGGCCAGTGTGAGGTTAGTCAACGGCTGGTCAATATGCACTTGGGATGGTGTCAACAAGGGCATTAGTTATTCCTCTCTATTAAACTGCGTTACCGCCTTGGATCAACTCTACAGCCATTGTCTGTCCAGAGACAGCAGCTTCTGTAGCGTAACCCATGACGATATTGCCAGATGCGGCAGTTACAGCTAGGCCAGCAGCATTAGTTGCAACTGAAGCTCCTGCAGCAATAGTACCACCAGATTTGACTAAGGTTTTACCTGACATGACTACAGTAGCAGCATTGCCAGAAGTGGGATCGTTCAAAAGAACACCAACGCAATTCTCACCAGCACTATCTGCCAGATCAATTTGACCATCGGATTCAAGAGTAACGAACTTGAATTGTGCGGCTGACAAATCTTCGCCAGCTACATATGTCCGTGTATCACGGGACTGCATTACAGCCATAGTTATTCTCCTTTATAGGATTTGTTAATAAGAGCTTTACCTTCTTCGGTTTTAGCTACAGCAGCATAAGCTACGGCATACTGGCTCTTCTTTAGTTTGTTTTCATCCATGTAGGATTTGACAAGGGTTTCAAGTTTGTCTGAGGCAGTTGCAAACTCACCGTCAGCATCAGACTTGCCTACCTCTTCCATAGATTCCGCAAAGACTTTATCTGCAGCCTTCAAGGTTTCCATGACAGCTTCTACTTCAGCAAACTCACCAACCAAAGATTTGGCTACGTCGATGTTGAAGTGTGGCAGTGCTTCTTTTGCTTTCTCGGTCAACTCGGCATCAGCCTTAGCAACCTCTGCTGCTTCCAAGGCCTTCAAGATAGGCGCAGGGATATCAGCTTTGTTGATTTGTTCTCCTTCATACTCTACGTACTCAGGCTCAACTTTCTTTTCAATCACGTCAGATTTAATGACGTAACCAGCTTCAATAAGGCTCTTACGAAGACGCTCATTCTCTGCTTTAAGTGTATCAAGCTCTTCAGCAACTGCTTCATCAGCCTTCTTCATGTCTCTCTGATACATTTTCATAGCTTCTTCTTCAGACATACCTTTATCCATGTATGGCTTTAGTTTGGCTTTCATGTCATCAGACATTTTTTCTATTTCATGTTCCATAGGTTCTCCATTGGAATTGTCACGCTTATATAAGGAGACCATTGCCTGTGCATTTGCTGGACGATCCACCAAAGACAATTCCTCCAGTTCAAGCTGTTTTAAAAGGTTAGGCACTGTAGTCCTCCTTGATTGCACGACCCCCAATAGAGAAGGCCGCAAGTTCTCCAGATTTGACCTTAGTCCAGACCTCTTCGTCATAGACTTTGAAAGCCACAATCCAGCCTTCACGATCACTCTGTATGCCAAGGGATTCACCGATCTCTTTAGTGATGGGCATAGAATGGATAACTGCTCCAATCTGATCCCCTGTATGCATTTCTTTACCGACACGAATGTGTTCCATGAAGTCATTCACAGCTTTAACAAGTGTGTCAGGTTCTATGATGTCACCTTGGCGATCTACTACTGGTTCGCCCTTCTCAGTGACAACTGAGGCCCATCCGTAGACTAGACGTTGTTCTTCGTCTGCCTTAAGGATTTGGCCTTCAATATTCTTGGTTAATTGGGACACGGATGTACCTCCTTCCCACATTCGACAAGACCAGTATCTAGCAGAAGTCTTATCTGTTGCTGTGTCGCAAGAATGGCGAGAGCGAAAGTTAGCTCTGGCTTTAGGATCATCCCTGCGGATTTCCATGTTTGGGTCTCCGAAAGTAACTTTCTTAGTCTTGTCACCGTCTTTGACATAAACACCAAATTTCTTACTTGACCCTGCTGGGAGTCTAAAAGGCTTGTTCAAGGGTTTATCAGCCTTGTCTACGTAGTAGCCATCATCGGGCATCACACAACGTCCTTCTTAATTACAACATTTATAGGAACAGTATTAGGAAAGGTCTCCCGCTTACCGTCAGCCTTAATCACCTCAAACTCAGCGAAGAAAGTACCAGAAGTATCTGTGTCTCCAGTCGCCCACTCGTAAGTGACTATGCCATTACTGGCGCTGTCTATGGTTGTTACTGGCTGGTTTACTTTTATTTCTGAAACAGAGTTAGCCATCTTAAAAGTAACAGTACAACCAGTAAGGTCTTGAGCAGCCCCAGAAGCAGACTTCAGGGTTGCCTGAAAGACTGGAGAGGTGTCATTCTGTTTGATAAAAAAGTCTGCCATATTATTCCACGCTGTTTGCTGTTAGTGGTACTACTACACTGTTCTGGCTTAGGCTCACCGTGACAGAAGTAAACTCCCCTCTTCTCCCCTTAAAGACAAACCTTGTGGTAGCGCCATCGTAGTTCTGACATACAAGCTCAGGGATAATGAAGTCATGGGCTTGGTTTAGTTGAGCGTCACCTACTGTGGGTGTGCCAGTAGTTATTGAGGGGAAGAACTCACTACCAATATCAGGTACTGTGGGGAGACCTGTGGTGATGCCTAGTGGTACTTGACCCTCAGAAACATCGCTATTGCCTACTACAGGAGCTGCTGTGGTAATACCTGTTACAGCTATGTCATGTACTTGGCTTAGGGCTGTAAGAGAGACTTCTGCAGGAGCAGTAACTAACTCGCTTGTCTCTAGAAGGTAGTTCTCAGTAAGAGTTGTGTTGTCTAGGCTTGGTGTACCTGTGACCAACTCAGGTACAAATAACTCTTCATTTTCTGCTGCACTTGTATCTCCAACGGTAGGAGCACCAGTAGAAATAGAGGTTGCACCTAAAGCATGATCTTGAGTTAAGTCTATAGTATGAAGATCAGGGGCAGCAGTAGTAATGCCTGTGGCACTTAAGTCTTGGACTTGGGTTAGCCCTGCTGTGCCTACACTTGGAGCACCTGTGACTATGCTGTCAGCCCCTAATTGACCAGCAAGAGTTATAGGCGTGTCGTCTACATCAGGAGCGCCTGTGGCTAGTTCTGCTGTAGTTAGGGAGTGTACTTGTGTTAAGGTTGCTTGTGCTAAGTCAGGTGCACCAGAAGCAAAGATAGTAGGAGTAAGGTCTTGCGCTTGAGTTAGGGCCGCAGTGGAAACAGAGGGCGCTAGAGTGACTAACTCAGGAGCAGTAAGGGTATGTTCTTGTGTTACCCCTGCAGTGGAAATAGAGGGTGCTAGGGTAACTAATTCAGGAGCGTCTAAAGTATGTTCTTGAGTAAGAAGACTATCACCAATAGTGGGAGTACCAGTAGCAGTAGTGACAGGTGTTAGTAATGTATATTCGTCAAGGGTGACATCTGAAGTGAGATACGGATCAGAACCATTTAGTCCAGTTATAAAGGACTTACTTACATCACTAGCGGAAGAATTATCATATTGTGAGTAATGACATAGTAGCCATCTGTCTAATCTGTCTTTATTAGTAAAACGATAGCTACTATTATTATTAGGAAAATTAGGTATATTATAAGTAGCGTAAGTGGTAGTTCCAGCTAGGTTCTTAAGCTGCCACTGGTCATTATTACTTGTACCAGTAGTATTCGTAAACTGAGCATCTCCATCAGAGAGCCAACCAAACTTAGCTTTACCTGCTGCCACTATTGCGGCTTCTACATCAGATATAGATTGTTGGTTACTGGGAGAGCTACCACTATAGTTTTGAATAGCGGAGATAGAGCCAGAACCACTATAGTTAAGGGTTATCTCGTATTCTGTATAATAGTTATAACCGCTTTGTACGTAGTTACCATAAGACCTAAAGGTTGTTGAGGTAGTCCCTACGGAAATAGTTCCAGTCTTAACTTTTTGCCAAGGCCTATGGGCATACTTATTTTGTACACTCTCAATAGTCTTGGTATAATTAGAAGGGCTATTAAATACGCTAGTTCTAGCAACAGAATAGACTTTCTGTTCATCGGCTAGGTCGGGGGCTGCTGTAGTAATTCCAGCAGGAGTTAGTGAGTAGGAATCAAGGGTTAGAGTTGTGTCACCAACAGTGGGAGGGGCACAAGCTATGTTAAGTGCAGAGAGACTTTGTGCACAAGACAGATCACCATCATCAACCTGTGGAGCTGCTGTAGTGATCCCTGTTATCGCAATTACTTGGTTCTGAGTTATGTCTGAGGTTTCTAGATCAGGAGCTACTGTGACAAGCTCTGAAGCGCCTAAGACTTGAACCTGAGTAAGACTTGAGTCACCTACTGTAGTGGCGGCTGTAGTAATACCTGTAGCAGTCAGGGAGAAATTAAGAGTTAGTGCACTTGAGCCTACACTAGGGGCTGCTGTAGTAATACCTGTAGCAGTAAGAGATACTGGTCCTACTACGGCTCCATCATCACCTAATGGGCCAGATGCTAATGGATTAAAACCTAGCATTGTTAGCCTTCTAGTGGTGCGGTTGGTGGGGTGAAGGTTGCGGTATATTTACATTCGTTAGCGATCCTCAAATCCTGAATGTAGCCAGTATAGTTATAGATATAGTTATTGTTGGGAGAAGACCCGATAACAATTCCAGAAGGATTTTTTAAAGTTAGGCTATTAGAAAACGTTGTGCTTTGGACTGTTCCATTTATAAAATAACGAACAGTGTTACTTGTTCTTGTGACTGCTAAATGTACCCACTGATTAGTTGGTAGGGTTGTACTATTGGCTGTGGTTGTACCACCATCTATTATTAGTTGAGGG